CTCCTGAACCAGTAACCAATGCAGAGTAAGGAATAATAAAAACTTCAGTGTAATAAGCACCAAAGGTTGGTGATGAGGCAGAAAACTCAAGCGCAGGCATCAAATAAGTAAAGGGATAAGTTAAAGTTGCATGTGTTTGTTTAGCTAGATCGATCTCCACATGTGGTAATTGCGTTATTGTAGTCAAATTTGCAACATGCATATTGCGCCAACAATTATGCTGTGGACCACCAGCAGGTGAACCTCCTGAGTAAGGTAAAACACCCATGATGTATCTCCCACACTGAAATCTATCAGCATTAACCTGTAATGTTAATTTAATATCGAATTTCATCGCATACATATTTGCAAGCCTTGCAGCTTTATTTGCATTTATAATTGAGATGAGATCCGTAGCAAATATAAGGCCACTATCAGAAGCAGTAAAACTGCCACTAGTAACAATAGTGGGACGAGACAAGTAGTCGACAATTCGATCAGTTGCCGGAGCTTGTCGAGAACCAAAAAATCTTTGGATTGCAGTTTGTCTGACTGGGGTTGACTTGACGTCGACTCCGATGGTGTCATCAGCAAACTTAGTCGTTGGTCCATGGGACTCATTGGTACTTGATTTAGAAATGTATCCCCCAGATTCTGAAGGGGGATCGATGTCATTTGGTGTAGCGGACATAAAAACGTTATTACTTATAAAGACTTAATCATATGAAGGTATTCCTTCGGCCCCAGTTGGCTATAGTACGTTAACAATACGTACACGTGCAGCAAGTGTGCAAGACCTTCCTTGATTCGGCAAGAGAACCTATCCGCAGTACGGAACCTACCAAACTTTCGTGTTAAGGCACGTACAATTTAATCGTCGAGTAAAGACGGGGTTTGAAATTACTCAAAACCCATTGTCAATGATCCAGTCAGCATCAGTAAAAACTTTTGCTCTAACTTGATCATAACTAACCCAATCGGTATGGAAGTTGGGACCCATCCATGCCAATAATTTCGGAAAATATTCATCAAAGACTTCTTTGGGATGCAGAGCAAGTTCACGAATAAAATTGTCTGCTCTCTGTTCAGAGACTTCAATATATTTACCAGAAACAGTATAATGAACCATATTTATCAAAGATTCAAGCTCAATAGCTCCTACGAACCTTTGATAATCATCGTGCCATACTGAATACCTCTTAAGAATAGATACATTGGCTAAAGTATCTAACTCAGGAAAAGTGTCACGTTTATGAGCATCAGTGTAGACAAGTCCTAATTTTGCGAATTCATCACGCAAATTATGCATGTTGAAAAACGTAGCATCTTCTGTAACAGCAAACCTATTATCATCACCTAGAAATCGTGCAAAAACACACGAATCATAAGATAAAGCTAATTCGAAAAGGTTAGTGAAACCAGAAAGACCAGATTGTCGTTGAGCCAATACTAAATAGACGTAACGGAAAACCAATTCATTGAAAAATGAGTTACCAACCGCAGTCATGAAATTACCAGAACACCAAGAAGATGTCCAATATTCCATAAGACCACCACGAATGTGGCAAGATTGGCAACAGGATAACAACCAATTTCGACGGATGTTTCCGTTAAGTTTCCCTTTAGGAGAACCTGAGTGATAACCTTCTCTCCCAAAAGCATACTCAAGTGCACTCCATGTATTTTCGATAATGGTCGAGTTCATTCTTTTGTCCCAACCACTATAATCACCTGCACCATGTCGATCTTCA